TGAATATTTATCATAAATAAATTGTGTTCCTGGTATTACATAAAGCGGCCCTTTATTAACATCAGATACATCATCTAAATAATATAATATTTTAATTGTTTTAATTTCACCACAAAAATCACGATGTATATCAGTTTTATATAAATAAAAAGATTCAATTGGAGATAAAACTATGAAATCATTTGTTATTTTTTTTAATGTATCAAGTACTTCATTATTATAAAAAACACTATATATTTCATCATTAATAAAATTGCTATTTCTAAGATTAGATGTACGTTGATTAAGACCATTATATGCTTTTTCATCACCGATGTATTCAATTGATAACGCTCTTGATATATCTTCTTCAAATTTAAGAATTATATTATCTTTTTTTAAAATTGGTAATTGTAAATATCCAAATGTATTAAAAAAATAACGTTCTTCCATGTTATTGTATATAAATATTATATTTATTTATTTTTAAAGTGTAAGGTTTTATAGACAATAAAGAATTTATCTAGAACATCGCAATTCCTAAATCTCTACTTACTTCGGCTAATACTTTTGGATCATTATAATGAGTTACCGCCTGTACAATAGCTTTTGCTCTTTTTTCTGGATCTGAACTTTTAAAAATCCCAGAACCTACAAATACTCCATCCATACCTAGTTGCATCATTAAAGCTGCATCTGCTGGTGTTGCGATACCTCCTGCAGCAAAATTCACTACAGGTAATTTACCTAATTCTTTTACTTCTTTTAATAACTCACAAGAGACTTGTAAATCTTTTGCCAATTTGAATAATTCATCTTCATCCATATTTTGAACCCTTTTTATTTCACTTTGAATTGATCTAGAATGTTTTACTGCATGTAAAATATTTCCAGTTCCAGCTTCTCCTTTTGTTCTTAACATTGTTGCACCTTCACCTATTCGTCTTAAAGCTTCACCTAAGTTTTTGCAACCACATAAAATAGGTATGGTAAATTTATGTTTATTGATATGGTATTCATCATCTGCCATAGTTAATACTTCACTTTCATCTATAAAATCAATATTTAATGCTTCCAGAATCTGTGCCTCTACAATATGCCCAATTCTTGCTTTTGCCATAACAGGAATTGTAACCGCCTTTTTAATTTGTGTAATCATTTCAGGATCACTCATTCGTGCAATTCCACCTTGTTTACGTATATCAGACGGAACTCTTTCTAATGCCATAACAGCGACTGCACCTGCTCTTTCTGCTACAATAGCTTCTTCAACATTTGTTACATCCATAATGACGCCACCTTTTAACATTTGAGCTAGACCTCTTTTTAAAACTATAGTATCACTCATTTTATAAATAAATAATAATTCATATTTTTAAATGATTATTTATTCACTTTGTTATTTTAATTAATTATTGTTTTATTTATTTAATAATTTTTGACTAAATCTATAAAATATTCATGCCAAGAATAATCTTCTGATAATTCAGGATGAAAAGAAGTCCCTAGTATATTATTTTGTTGAACGGCAACTATATTTTTTTTGCATATAGCTAATATCTTTGTATTATTATAAACTTCTTTTATTACAGGTGCCCTAATAAAAATAGCAGGATATGTACCTTCTTTACAAAATTCTTTAGGATATTTTAAATTATCTATGAAGCTTTGTTGTTGAGAACCAAAGAAATTTCTTTGTACAATGATATCTAAACCACCAATATTTTTTTGACCTTCTATTTTACCTTCAATATTATTTGCTAATAATATCATTCCAGAACATGTACCCCAAATAGGTTTACCTTGTTTACAAAATATTTGAATTTCTTCAAAAATATCATTATCTAAAATAGACATAGTTGTACTCTCTCCTCCAGGAATAATAATACCATGACAAAATTGTATTTGTTGAGCTTTTTTAATGAGTATATTTTCTACAGCTAATTTATCTAGTATTTTTTTATGTTCTATAAAAGCTCCTTGTAATGCTAATATTCCAATAATCATTAATAATTGATTTTATTATATAAATTAATTATTAACATAAATTTATTTATTTCTTCGAGTTAAAATATTCCTTTATTTTATCACATACATAATCACAATCTGCAATAACCATACCATGATGAGCACCTAATAAAAAACCTTCAGCCATAATTCTATCAGAATTTTCAAATTCTTCCAAATATTCACGATATACAGGATGTCTTGTAACATTTCCAGCAAAACAAACTCTTGTTTGAATATTATTTTCTTCCAAAAATGTCAATAATTCCATTCTATTTTTTGTTAGAAAAGGAATAGCAAGCCAGTCAGTATTGAATGTATTTATTGGTAATATAATTTCAGAAACATCTTTTAAATTTTCCAAGTATCTGTTAAAGATGGCTCTTCGCTTTCCTCTTATTTCTTCAATTCTTGATATTTGAACTAAACCAAAAGCAGCATTTACTTCAGAAGATTTCATGTTATAACCAACTGCACCATATAAAAATTTATAATCATATGGTATACCATCAATACTATACTCAAATCTGGTCTTGACATCTTCAGAATTATCACCAATTCTGCCCCAGTCTCTAAACATTGTCGCACGTTTCAAGTATTTTTCATCATTACACATAAGCATACCTCCAGAACCACATGCGGTAATTAAATGACTTGAATAAAAGCTTGTTATTGCCATATCTGTTTCGGGTGTTGAAGTTATAGTATCAGCAGAATCTTCAAATAATATCATATCTGGTCCAACTGCTTCTCTAATTCCTTTCCAATCTGGTTTTGAACCAATCAAATTTGGTAATATAATGAGTTTTGTTTTGTCTGTTACCTTTGATAAAACCTGGTCTACACTTGAAACATATGTTCCAATTTCCACATCACAAAAAATAGGTTTTAATCCACATTGAATAATAGGTGCTAATGTTGTAGAAAAAGTACATGCAGCAGTTAAAACTTCTGATCCTGGTTCTAAATTTAAAGCATTTAGACCTAACAAAATAGCAGATGATCCACTATTCACAAACAAACCATGTTTTTTGCTAAATAATTCAGAAACTTCTTTTTCAAATTGAATAGATTTTGGACCAAATCCTGCTAACCAACCATCATTTAAACAATCAACTACTGCCTTAATTTCAGCATCACCATAAGCCTCTTTTTTGTTTGGAGCGTACCATACCTTTTTACTTTCAGACATATACAAATAAATAAATATTTTTTTTTATTTAAATAACCTATTTCAAGATTTTAAATTTGTTACATATATCTTGCAAAAATGGTAAAAAAGTTTTCTCTTCAATCATTGTAAACAAATTTCTATAATATTCTTCATTATTTTCATTTAATTTATTTTCTAAAATGTAATTTATTTTCTCTAGATTGTTACCATAAACTATGCCTTTGTTATAAATAGTACCATCAAAGTTAAACATTTTTTTGCTAAAATAATCTTCTTCACAAACACCTTCTATTGGATAAATAACTGATATACATCCACATGCAGCAGCAAACAATACATAAGCGGTATTTGGATCATATGTATAAAAATGAGTACATTCATTGAATATATTCGCTTTTTCTTCTAAAGTCAAATCATCAATACATATACTATTGGAAGGATTTATACATTCAATATTTTTGTGAATGAGTGGCCCTTTTTTAACTAAATAACATGTTTTATATCTTTTTCCTGGATTTTTATTCGTAAATATACTATTATAAAAAGGACAACATAGTTGTTTAGAATTACTTCTAATAGGTTCCCAATGATATATCAAGTCAGATGTAGACCAGTTTTTGTAATGGTCTAATGGCATTTCTATACCTAGTTCTAATAAAACCCATCTTACAACATTTTTAGCATGTAAAGGGTTACCTCTTGGTATTTCTGGATAAATAACAATTGTATTATCATTTATTTCATCTAGTCTTGCAAAATGATTACAAAAAGGGTTTTTATATTTCAAGTTATTATGCATAAATAATTTTGCACAAAATGTATCATTATATTTTTCATTAATCACTCTACAAAAATAATGCATTACTATTATTCCGCCGCATTTATCAGTATAAGGAGGACAATACATAACAATATTTATTTTATTATGAATAGTATGATTTTCATATTTCCCTTTTAAGTGATAATATAATAATATATCTTTTTCTGAACTGGTATTATCCTCTTTAAAATATGTATTTTTGTAATATTCATAGTCAAAATCGTAATAATATGTATAAAAACTTTCTTTGTTGTAAATATAATATTTTTTTTCGTGTATTTTTAAATGTTCTTTTAATTTTTCACAACTATCAATGGAACGAAAATGTTGATGATTACGTATTAAATCAGTTGTTTTATCATCTACAATTGGTAGAGAATAGTCATCATTTACTACAAAATCATATTCAACGTATTTTTTATTTCTTTTTGATCCTGTATAGTAATAGTGAGATAATAGTTGTTTTTCAGACATATTTTTACATTCTTCATTAAAAGATTTATAAAAATCAATATCAAAATCTGGATATAATTCATAAACATTATTAATAAGTCTCCCTTCACTTTCCCCATAAAAAAAATAATGATGCAACAACATGTCATTTGACATATTACTTATATCATTGTAATAAGATTTATAAAAATTTATATCAAAATCTGGATACATTTCATAAAAATGTTTTTTACTAAAAAGCCTTTTTTCATTTATTCCATAACAATAGTAATGATTTTTTGCTCGTTCATTTGAAAAATCTGCCAAGTCTTTATGTATCAATTTATAAAATTCTACATCAAGTATTTCAATATTTTCACACATAGAGTATTTATGATATTCAAGTGTGTTTTTATTCTTATCCCAAGTACTCATGTCTATTATGAATTGTTTTACATATTTATCAATCAGCCAATTTTGAACATCAATCATTTGTTGCTTTGCTAGGTGTATTGTATTTTTTGAGTACGCAATTTCTTCATATCCCATTCCATACGCCAAACCATATATTTCAAAACAATTTTTTTCAACCATATATTGATAAAAAGGTGTCATTTTAAAATAGTCGATTTTTGATACACCTTCAATTGGATAAACAATGGATACACAACCACAAAGAATAGCAATTATACTTAAAAATGTTAGGGGATCGTATGATATAAAAAATTCATGTTTATTAAATATATCAATATAGTCTGTTTGTGTATGACTCCGAGTTATTTCAAATATCGGTAATTTCATGTATTTGTTAAACGTATTATTAACATCATTTGGGTCAATATTGCTCTTAAAATGATTTTTTTTTCGAATGGTATAACACAACCCTTTTCTTTCATTATTCATATTTTCTATTTCTGGATGAATATAAAATAAAGATAATATTTTAAAATCTATATTTTTATCAATCATCTCTTTTTCATTATTAAAAAAATATACGAGTTCATTTGGATTCCAAGTATAATAATAATGATAAGGCACATTTTGACCTAACTTACTTAACATCCATCGTACGACATATTTTGCACCTAATGGATTACCTGTAATTCCTTCACAATAAATTACAATTGTATTATTAAAATCTATATATTTAATATTATTATTTTCAAAATTATTAAAAATAGGATTAGGTGCATTATTATCTTGTGTATTAAATATTTTAACATTTACACCTAAATTTGATAATATATACGCTAAATAATAATGAGCAGTAACTCCACCATCATTAATAGAAAAAGGTTGATGTGGATAAATTAAAATATTTTTATCCAGTTTTATAATTGTATCCACTATTTCTGTATTCATATAAATATATAAAAATATAAAAAAATATATTTATAAACTATATAATGAAAATACTAATTACAGGCGGTAATGGAAATATTGCAAAGATGATAAAAAATAATTTGCAAGGTTGTAACTATGAAATTACAAACTTATCTAGAAGTGACTTGGATGTTTTACATTTTGATCAAATTGAAAAATATCTAACAGAACATGATTTTGATATATTAGTTCACACTGCCATATTAGGTGGAAGAAGAACAAAAGAAGAAAATGGAGATGTGACTCATAAAAATTTAGTCATGTTTGAAAACTTGTTATATTTCGCAGATAAATTCAAGATGATTATTAATTTTGATTCAGCGGCTATTTATGACCGAACTACAGATATATTAAATAGAAAGGAATCTGAATTGAAGACTATTCCTACAGATTATTATGGATTTTCAAAATACAATATTTTTAAAAGATCCCTATACTATGAGAATGTTTATAATTTTAGAATTTTCAATATATTTCATCTACATGAAGAACCAGATCGATTTATAAAAAGTTGTTTTTTAGCAAAAAAAAATGGTACAAACGTTACCATTTTTGAAGACAAATATTTTGATTTTGTATATGAAGATGATTTTGTAAAAATGATTCGATTTTATTTTGATCATGTAAATAATCAAATAAACTTACAAAAAACGATCAATATTTGCTATGAAAAAAAATATAAATTATCAGATATTGCTACTTTTATTTTACAAGATGAATCAAAAATAAATATAATAAAAACGAGTTCAATGAACTATTCTGGCGATGGTTCATTATTAAAATCATTATCTATAGATGTAGCTGGTTTAGAAGATAGTTTAAAAAAATATCAAGGTTTATTTGTATAACATTTACTATAAAATATTTTATTGATATTAAAATATTGTATAATTAATAATGATACTAATATTTGATACTTTTAGTGGTCTTTGCAATCAATTTTATGATATAAATTGTGGAGTCAATTTTTGTCTTATTCATAATATTCAATTTAGTTTTCGTTATTGCTCACTTAGAGAAGATAGTTTGGTTCATTGGTATCATCAACCATTTGCAACTTTATTTAATATAGAAAAAATAAAAAATGTAGTAAATTATACTAATTTATACGTAGATTATGAAGGCTTACATGTAACAGATGAAAATACATTTAATATAAATGGTAAAAGATCCATAGAATTATTTACCGATAATTTTTTGGATGAAATAATGAATATTGATAAAGAGTTTATTGTTTTAAAACAATTTTGGGCAACTTATAAGTTTAAACAAATAACTATGGATATGAATACGCATATACTACCATCTGATAGACTAATGAATACATATTATCAAGTTAAAAATAATTTGTTACAAAATAATGAAGACTATAATTTTTTACATTATAGATATGAACACGACTTTACGAGTCATTTCAATGTTCAAATAGAAGATTTAAAAACACTTATTTTACGTGTCAGAAATAATTTTAAAAATCCAAATTTGAGAATATACGTAGCAACTAGTAATATTAAGAATGTAATAGATATTCATGATTCAGAATTGTCGTGTATACTATTATTTAAAAATGATGATGAACTAAGTGAATATAACTACGAAGAAAAAGCTTTTATAGATTATATGATTGGATTAAATTCAGTTGAAGTATATGGACATAGTAATTCATCATTTTCACACATGTTGAATAATTTAAAAGGTACAAATAATTTTTATGTATAAATCTATATATCTTCAATAGTATTAAAAACCGCAATTCTTTGTGTAATACCCAAATTTTGCACAGGTTTCATTTTATCAATAAATAATTTCGGAAGAATGACTTCTAAATCGGAAGTATTATTTTCATATAAATGTTTATTATTTATTAACATTTGTAATTTATTGAAATATTCAATGATAATAGTAGGCGTTAATTTATAAAAACAAGTATAATAGTAATCGCGATCTATTACATACTTATTTTTTTTGAAAATAATATCAGTATTGTCAAAGTTTTTAAACTGAAATGAACTATTTATTACATATCTTCCTGATATTTTAAAAATATTTTTAATAGTTTTCAAGTCAACAAATTTTAAAAAAGAATTATACATCATAAGTTGTTGATACATATCTGAAAAGGCCTTGTATTCATATCTGTCTGTATAAAAATTTAACGTTTCATCATTCGTATTATTTAAAAATACATCAACATTATTATTTAAAAAATTAAAATGTTGTTGATCTTTAAAAACAGAGTTATCAAAAAGAATAATATATGAATTCGGTATATTCATTCTTATAGAAAGAATTGTTTCTATTGTTTGATAATACCTTTGCTCTGGAGTATAAATACTTCTATTATTTGAATAGGAAAATTTTGCATTTGAAACATAAATTTTTGATGTAATAAAGACAACATTTTTATTATCTAGTTGAATTAATTTGTATATTCTATTTTCTAAATAACCACAATCAGTAAAATGTTGCATAGCTTCTTTTTCATTAAAATGTTTTAAATCATTATTTATACCCGTATACACTCTCCAATCAAAATTTTTTGGTATACTATTATTCATTTACAAATAAAAAATATTATAATTTATGAGTAACACGTATTTTCAAGATTTTTGTAAAAATTCATAGTCACTTATTTTCGTCTTCTTCTTTAGGTGTTTTCGTCTCTTCTGGGTTTTTCGTCTCTTCTTCAGGTGTTTTCGTTGCTGAAGGACCAAAATATTCATCCCAAAATGAGTTGAAATAAATAGTAGTATCAATTGTATAAAAATAATTTTGTTTCAAATTATCAACGAATATAAAAAATTCATTAATATTTTCATAAAAATATTTTTTATCATATTTTTTTAGTCTGTTTTCAATAACATTTTTGAAGTGTTTTTTAAAAGTCAATATAGGTAATTGTGTAAGCATGGCTATAGTCAATGTATAACTATATGTTTCTGGCCAAATAGAAGTTTCAAATAACATGTTTGGTTTATGTATTTTCAATAATTGATTCAATTCATGTATATTAGAATATTTGTATTGATGTTCATAAAAAATGTTACTATATCCAAATACAATTACCTTTACAGGTAACTTATTATCTTTTATATGTTGAATAATATTTCTCAACATTTCTTCACCTTTTTCTACTCCAACAGCACCAATAATTCCAACAACTATATTATGGTTATTAGTAGTATACATTTCTGCTGAATTTTTAAAATCTGGCAATGGTGATATGACAACATTTTGATTTTCATTCAAAAAATGTTTAAATATATTGATATTTTCTTCATTTTGAACAATTAATGTATTTATTTTTTTAAAATCAATTTTAGAGCTATCATATTGAATTTCATGATAATATGCTTGTGGTTTTTCATTTATGAAAAAATAGTCATGAGTGATTGTTGTAATTTCTATGTTTAGATTCATAATAAATTTTATAAAACTACAAGAATGGTTGAAAATATGATTTATAAATATTTTATTTATATTCTTTTTACATTTATTTATAAAATCAATTGCATATTTTTCTTTGTAATTTCCAATAATGTCTTCATTATTAATGTTTAATTGTATCATATTATTAAAATTTCTAGCTATTATAAAAGTTTGATTTTTTTTATATTTTGATATAATTGTATTTATAAAAAATTCTGTACCACCTCCCAAATTTGGGAAATCTAGAATCAATATATATTTACAATCTTCGGATAAGTTATACTCATTTAATAGTTTCAAGTTTGTAGGATTCATGACTTCACTATAATTCATACATGTTTTTTGTTGAGAATGTGTATAATCCACTATATTGAGATTGATGTTATATATAAACTTTTTGTTTTCAAAAAAACCATAGTTCGCATAATGATAGGTTGTTTCTTTTTCATTCCATACTTTTGGAAGTTCTGGATTTATTTTAAGATATATTTTCCAATCGAAATAAAATGATATACTAATTTTATATTGTCTATTTTCTTTTGATCCATAGTTTATATAATGATCAAAAACTTCTTCTTTGGTCCAGTTTTCATTTAAATCTTTATTTATTTTAAGATAGGTTTTCCAGATAAAATCATTTGGTATAGTAATTTTATATTGTCTATTTTCTTTTGAACCATGGTTTATGTAATGATAAATTGTCTCTTCTTTACTACTATTTTGATTTACATCTGAATTGATTCGGAGATATTCATTCCAGTTAAAATCATTTGGTATAATAGACATACTATAGTATAATAAAAAATAAATAAATTTACAGCTATTTTTTATTAAATAGTTATTTCAACAAGTTGATATCATTGTCAACCATTTTTTTGACAAGTTCATGAAAAGAAGTTTTGGGTTCCCACTGAAGTGCATTTCTAGATTCCGTTGAATCGCCATATAATAACTCTACTTCTGCAGGTCTATATAACTCTTCATTTATTTTCAAGACTACTTGATCTTTACATAGTAAAATTGTATTCAAAGGCGTTTCCTCGTCTATTTTCCATTCTACGTTTAAACCAGCATAGTGACAAGCTAAATCAATGAATTCTTTCACTGAATGAATTTCATTTGAACTCAACACATATTCTCTAGGTTTTTCTTGATTCAACATAATCCAAACAGCTTCTACAAAATCTTCAGAATCACTCCAATCACGTACAGCATAAATATTTCCTAGTTCAAAGGGTTCTACTACTTTATTATTTTCAATTTCCTTTTTAATTCTAGCAATATTTGTTGTAATTTTACGAGTTACAAATTCTTTACCTCTCTTTGTTCCTTCATGATTAAAAAGAATACAATGAATAGCAAATAAGTCGTAACTTTCGCGATAAACCTTCACTAAGTGTCTAGCAGCGCATTTACTTGCTCCATAAGGACTTCTGGGTTTCATCGGATGTTTAAGATCTTGTGGTGAATAATCAACATCGCCCATTTCTTCGCTAGAACCAGCGGAATAAAAACGACATGTTGGTACATATTCACGAATGGCTTCTAGAAAATAAATAATAGGTAACGTATTTGTTGTAAATGTATGAACAGGTATATTCCATGATTCACCTACAAAACTTTGGGCTGCGAAATTGACAACAAAATCTGGTCTTATTTTTTTAATTGTATTAATAATAGATTGTTGATCTAAAATATCCAAATTAACTAGAATAAAACGTTCATCTTTAATATCGGATATATTTTCATGATTTTTAACAGACAATCTACGTATACAACCATAAATAATTAGATCTGTATTTTTAAGTAAATAACGCACCATATTTGAGCCGTCTTGTCCAGTCACTCCTGTAATTAAAATTTTGTTGACAGACATATAATATATTATTATATTATATTCCTTAATTTCTTTTCATCTTTTCATCCTTCTCTCCTTCTTTCCTTCTTTAAGTACTTTTCTCTCCTTCTTTAAGTACTTTTCTCTCCTTCTTTAAGTACTTTTCTCTCCTTCTTTAAGTACTTTTTAGAATTAATATTATTTGTTTACAATCATCTTACATTATTCAAAATAATCTGCATCCTTTTTTATACCAGTCATTTTATTTATTTCATCATTCACAATTGACCTACCTGGTAAAGTTATATAACTAAATTCTTTAAAATAAGCACGATTCTTTGTATCAAAATAATTTTCAATAGTAATAGTTTGATTATTTTTTAAAATTTTATTTACTATACATTCACTTTGTAAAAATAATAAATAGTGAGTTGGATGATTTATAGTGTTGAAAAACATAACATCTTTATAGTTATCAGTTACAAATTGAAATTCAGGAAAACTACTACTTGAAATGTGATAACTCAAAATTGTAAAAGATTGATTGAATTGTTTCAAATCATTTGTTGTATAGTCTAATCTATAGTTAGGCAAAATCAAATTCAAACATTGTTTATTTACCAGTGAAGGTAGAATAGTTGCATTTACATGGTAATCACATACATGACTATGATAAATAAAAACATCACAATTTGAAACAAGATGTTGTATTCTACTATTTATAGTGTTCATATCAAATTTTTCAATCCCTTTATCTTCAAAAAACCATGATATTATAATATGAATATTATACTCATAATTTAAAAGTTTATTTACCATATATCCAATTGTAGCCATATGACAAGAACCAAAAAAAACAATATTCTTTTTACTATTATTATTCAATGTATGTATATGTTTGCTTAATAATATATCCTCAAATTGAAGCCAATCCATATTATATTTATGTATTTATGTATTTTAAAATTATCTATTTAACTCAAAATATGAATTCTATTTTTTTGATTTTTTTTTTAAATAGTCTATTTTCATATTTACCATGGTAAAACCAATGTTCCCAAGCGCCATCTTTTGTATGAATATGATTTAAATCTTTATTATTTTCAATATAGTATCTCCAATCAAAATTAGAAAATTTTATAAAATTATTATCTAGTATAGTTCTGCCTTCATTTTTACCATAATGAATCCAATGATACCAAGCATCTTGTTCTGTATTTATATGTATTAAATCATTGTTGTTTTCAATATAGGATTTCCAATCAAAGTTTTTTTTATCATCACATACTTTTACAGAAGTTTGTCTGCCTTCATGTTTACCATGATGAATCCAGTGGTCCCAAGCGGTTTCTTTATTATTTATGTGTTTTAAATCACTATTTAGCTCAATATATTTAATCCAATCAAATTTGTTTTTTTCATCTTCTGTTATAGGGTCTGATATTATTATAGGTATTTTTTTTACAAAATATTGTCTTCCTTCATTTTTACCATGAAGAATCCAATGATCCCATGCTTCTTCTTTACATTTAATATGTTTAATATCAATGTTCATTTCTATATATTTTATCCAATCAAATTGAATATATGCATCTTCATATTTAAAAAAATCACTTGTTATTTCTATTTTTGATATATTTGGATTCTCTATTATTTTAATAGCAACATTTGTATCATTTTTACCATTTATTCCAATATATTCAAAGCGAATATTGTATTTTTGTGTATATTCATAAAAAGCATGTAAATCATTCATCAAGTATTCATTAAAGTTTATAAATTTATGAATAACAATAATACAACCATTTTGTATTTTTTTGTATAATTTTTCAAACATCATTTTTGTCTCATGATAACTATTCAAATCAATGTGAATAAATGAAATTAAAGCGTCGTGATTGTTTAAAATAAATGTGTATATATTTTTACATATATTACCAATGTATTTATTTACATTGTTGTTTATTAAACTATTTGAATATCTATCATTCTCATCAATACAAAAAGTTGTAATTTTATTTGTTGTAAAATTACTGATTGTATTTTCATAAGTACCTAGTTTATTAGAGAAATTCAACCATACTCCATTTTGTTCTACTATTTTTTTATACAAAACATATTTTAATGGGTCTCTTTGAAGATGAGGTATATTTTGGAGATTTTTTATAAATTTTGAATACTTCACATATTTTTTTTTTTTATTTTCCAACACCATTTTTGTATTAATAAATAATTTAGAGCCATTACATATCATAGATTTATGTAATCCAATATGATCATTGTCCTCAAAACAACCAACTTTTTCACCTTTACAAGTATTACAAATATAACTAGCATCATACGTACAATTATTAAGTGAACTTAGTTTGTATATACCAATACCATTAAATGCTGAACGTACACTTATTAAACAATTTTTATTATTTTTTAAAAAATCGCAAAACTCGTGAATATGATTTTCAAATTCATTACATAAATCGTTATTTTCTATTTCACAGCAAAAAATATTTTTATTGAACCATGTTTGGTCACATCTTATAGCCCAAAAATCATAATAAGAAGAATTCATATTTATCGGAAACATTGCATCCCAGTTATTTACATCATACTGAAAACAACTGCATATAGAGTCATAGTCTAATGACCAAAATCTGTCATCTAAGTCGCAATGTATTGCGTATTGATATTGTTTATCTAATTTGTTATCAAATATATAATTTAATATTTGATTCCTGCAATATGCTAGTCTATGCGCTCTTAGTGGAAAACGGCTATTTAACTTATTATCTAATATTACATGTTTAATAACATTAGTATTATTATATGATCCCCAAGTAGTTAACAAGTTTCTTGTAGTATCTAAAGAATCGTTTTCAAAAATAATAATGTACACGTTATTAAAAAATGAAGATAATATATCTATATTTGTAAATGATTTTATAAAATGTTCTTCGATATCTCTAATTGTACCATAAATAATAACATTTAATGATTTCATTAATTTCTTTGATTCGTTTAGTTCAATAACTTCAAACATATACTAATAGTATGGAAAAAAAAATTTTAATTTTAGCATCTACCGGTTTTATTGGTAAAAATATAAAAAAATATTTAGAAAAAAAATATATTATTTTATGTATTGATAGGAAAGACGTTGATTTCAAAAATGAAGAGTTATTAAAAATAGCAATAAAAGAAATAGATCCTGAAATAGTAATTCATTGTTGCGGAGTTGTTGGTAGTTCTGTTAAAAATAAAAATATACATGATTATGATATTTTAAATGAAAATATAATTTTGAATACAAATATTTTGAATGCATGTAAAAATATAAACATTAAAAAAATTATAGTATTTTCTTCGTATAGATTGTTTGGTGATGAAGTACATGAAAATTATGATGAAAATGATGTACAAATGTGTAACATTAAATATAATATTGGTTATTTGACATCAAAAAAGGTTTTAGATGCGCAAATAAAACTATTTATGAATGAATATAAAATAGACGTAATTTGTTTATTCATGACAAATATATTTGGTTGTTATGATGATTTTTCTGTAAATGGTAGAATTGTACCATCCATGATTGCAAATATAAAACAAAATAAGGATAATAATACGGATATGATTGTTAACTCTAATAAAAATACACTGGTAAATTTAGTTTTTGTGGATGATATTTCAAAAATAATAGAAATATGTGTATTGACAGAAAATATTAGAGGGTCCATAATAGTATTTAATAAAAATGGTACAACTACACTAGACAATCTAACAAATAAAATAGCAAACTTGTTTCATTATAAAAATAATATTTTGTTTACAAATGAGAATGTGTTGAATGAAAGTAATATTATGAAACCAAATGTAAGGGTTTTTAACAAGTTTTTCAAGGATTTTGAGTTTACTGAAATAGAAAAAGGATTAAAAATAACAACAGATTTTGTCAACTCTATAAGATTTGAATAGGAATATCATATATTTCAGAAATCCATTTAACAAATCCTGA